TAGATTTCGCAGGATTCTGCACACTCATATAGATCGTCACCCATGCAGTTATTATCCTGCTCAACTACGATTCTCGGCTTTTTGCCGGATGTTGTAAATTCGTACAACGTCCAGAATCCTTTGATTAATTCAAACATTGCTCGTCTCTTTGGTGAATAGTTGTTGAATCTGCTCGGAATGCTTGCCGGGAAGCCAACCCACTTGCGCAGGACTGATCTCAAAATACTCCAGGTCTTCCTGCTCAAACTCGCCAAGCCAAGCAGGGTTTGAGCGTTGCGTCTGGTGGATCTCACCTTGCACTCGTGCAGCGTCTCTCCACTCTGTTGAATGATAAACGGGACGCATCGGGCCAGAACTTTTGGCAAATACTAGGTAGTTCATAACGTCTGTCCTGTTGGAAGTTGTTGTTGTAGGTGTGCCAAAAATCCATGCTGATCAATGGATTCACCACGATTGAGCAGAACGTAATCACGCACGTTCTCCCTGTCCATACTGTCACCGTCAAATTCCCATTGGGGAATCTGATTGACAATCTTCTGAATATACTGCTCGGTTGCCGTTTCGATCTCGTCTCTTGTGAACGGTTTGCCGAATTCGTTGGCATAGATCCCATTTGGGCCGTAAAAACTGAGGACGTAGTCGATAAATCTGCGTTGCATGTCAAAGCTCCTTGGTTGTGATTGAGTCATAAAGGGCATCGCACCAGCCTGGAACGCAATAAACTACGTTCCATTCATCAATCGCTTTCTCGATTGCGTCTTCTGCATTGGATGCAAAGACGGTTGTCTCGGTCTGGATCTCGGTGTCGTAATCATCGAGTTCATCAAGTTCGTCTAAATGATCGACTATTGATAAATCAATAGCGTTGTAGTCAATACTGACTAGGAAACTCTTAAGCATTGGCATTCCTCTGGATTGAGTGGGATAGTGGGAACAACTCGGAATTGAATTGAACCCATGCCCCACTCACTAGAGCAGCGTAGCTGGTCTGCATGGGGCGAGGATGTTAACTATTCAACCACTCGTCAAACGTCTTCAACGGTTTGCCAGTTTCGCAATCGTTGCCGTGACCATCGTCACAAATTCGGAAGTAATTCTCCCATTGGTCTTTGAGTTTGCCCTGGAACTGTTCGGGCGCATCCGGCCCCGGCTTGGGTAGCTGGTATCTCGGGTGATTGGTGATTGAAATGATGTTGTTGCGTCTCATCTAATTTCTCGATTGAGAGTTTTGGGTTAGCCCTCGCAAGTATTGAGGGCATTTGATTAAAATCAATCCAGCACAAAGCCTGTTGTATCGGCTTTTGCTCGGCTTCCTTTTGCAGTCAAGGCCACAATAAAAGGTTGATCTGGATCAAGGTTGAACGTCTCTCGATCTGCAAAACGTCTATCATCTCTGTCCCCATTGACAACAGGGAAACCCCAAAAGGTTTGGGGGATCTGCTTTGCACTTCTCCAGACAACGGCAACCGAAAACCCATGCGCCAATGCTTCCAGGCATTTGGATTCATTCAACTCAGATCTGCTGAATGTCAAATGCAGGTTTGGAATAGTGTTGCGAAGCAAGTGCTTAATCGACTTTGTGTAGTCGTAGAAAATCAGGTTCGGGAACAATCGAGCAAAACGCTTGGCAAGGTGACGGTCGGAAGTACCATCCAATCTTACTGCTACCTCTGCACCTGTTGCTTCCTGCCAGGCCGCAAGCATTGCCAAGTCGGCTTTGAGCATTGCAAAGAATAGTTCCGGCTGGTCAAACATCATCAAGGTTTTCCGAATCCTTGCGGCTGGAATGCTTGGCAGATGCTCTGCTCTACCGGATCGATAAAGACAACCGTCACGGCAACCAGGGCTAGCCCATGCGCAGATATTCCGAAATCTTCGGCCATGCCTGTTGAGGTTGTTTGCATCGGCTTCTTCGGCTGGTGCAAGGTAAAGTACTGCAGTGTAGGTTCCGGCTGCTGCACCTTTGGAAGTCTTCGCATCTGAATTGATGCTAAGTAAATTAAGCTTCGGTGCAGGAATCTGCAGTGCTGGCCGGATTGCTCTCGCCTTCTCGGCTTTGGTCAATTGTTTGGACATAAGGAAACTCTGTTAAGAGTGGACAAGGATCGTGAAAGGCTCACGATGAAAGCACTACTGGTTCGTTTGAATGCTTCCAATGGTGAACCCTGCACAGAGCAGGGGTCTGGGGTTGTCTAGTGGTTGGCGTTCATCATTACTGCATCCTTACGCCATGAATGTTTAGATTCCTTCTCCAACCAGTTGATTGCTCTTGTGGTTCCAGTAATGGCAATGCCGACCGTAAACTCTAAATCTTCATCAACATGGGTGTAATAATCCTCACCAGTTGACACGGTGCGAGTAAACGCACCACCATCTAGAATTGCCTGTGCTTCGGGTGTCCAAGGGATGGAAGCGGTGATGGAAAGTAAGTTGCCGGATTCGGTGTCGTATTTGTAAATTGTGCTTGGCATGGTCGTTCTCGTTTGAGTTGGTGAAAGGTTCACTAGGAAGCAACTCGGCATTGAATTGCTCCCATTGTGAACCCTGCACAGTTGCAGGGCTTGGGGTTGATTAAATGAATGCTTGCATTAGCACTCGGTCAAAGCTTCTAATCTGAGTTCGGGGGGTGTGCTTCTCCTTGATTGCTGGCGTAAAACCAAACTTAGCTTTGAAGGCATCCAGAAATAGAGGTGCGTCACAGTCCTCCTCTAAGTAATACATGGTAAAGCCGGATTTGCTGGTGCTGTAATAACTGTAGTCGCTGATATCTGAGGGTTTGAGGCCGATTGCTTTCAATTGCCTGGAAGGCACGGCAAGCCAACCATGGGAGTCGTCAGATATTAATAGGAAAGCTTTTGCTGGTTGCATGGTCAATTCTCGGTGAAAGGTTAATTAGTAGTTGCTTCGGATCTCGTCAGAAATGCGCTCATGCTCGGCAATGTCACCAGCAACAATCCAAACAATCAGAACCTGCAGGTTGTGGTCGGTCTTCTCTGCAAGCTCCTCTGGTGTCCATGCCCCATACTCCTGCAAACCTGCAATCATCTCTGTTCTGGGAATCGTCCAGCCAGTGGAAGTTTTGACCTCGGCCAGTACTGCGGTTGCTCCTTCTTCGCAATCACCTCGGTGATGTGCTGTTGAGACTTGTGCTGGGGTCAATTCAAGCTCATGAATGTTGTTGCCTTGGAAAAATCCGATTAGTGTATTTGCTTGCATGGTCAATATCTCGATTGAGAGTGTGGTAAATGCCCCAACAGAATTGGGGCCTATTATATATGGTCAGATTGTGCCGATTGCAGAGTAGTGGATTCTCCCACCAGCGAGATTGGTTCCACAAGAATCACAGGGATGCTTGCTGAATTCCTCTGCAGGTTCGTCAACGTTTTGGAAGAACATGTTGTTGTTCTCCTCTGCAAGTTTGGTCAATCCCTCAGTGATCTCGGTCAAACGGGCATCAATTGCATGGTCATCTTGACCATATTGATACTGTAAAAATGAGGCATCACCCGTCCCGTGGAACAAATGACAGTCATCACAAAGCATTAGATTTTGAAGTGATCGGAGTAGCATTGGAGGTTCCTGGTAGAAATTAGGTTGTCCAGAAAACAACCTTAAAATGCGGACAAAAGCCCAAATAAAATTCGGTCGTTGTCCCGAAAACAATCTTAACGAGAATCGGCCAGGTAGGATTCAATATAATCGATCTCACCAGCCGATGGGAATATAACTACGGGATAGTTTGACATTGTGCAAGAGTTTTTTTGACATTAGTTTGAATTGACTAGGTGGAAGGGGTTGCCTGGGCTAGGGATTGTCTGGGCTTGCGGTGTTTTGGGATGCTGCAAGATGCAGGTAGGTTTTATATAAATATATTAGGTAGGTTTGACGGGGTTTGTCCGCAAAATATGAGGCTTTGTCCGCATAAAGTCCGCATTTGTCCGCTTGTATCAGTTTCCTTTTCTAATAATTTCATATATTTATCTATATTTGCGGACATTGTGACAATATATATAATAATTAGTTTTTAGAATTATAATAAAAAAGGGTATATAGAGAAAACTGCATATATGAATAATACTGCTAACTTTCGGCAATATATAAAAGAATAGGGAAAAACTTTGTCCGCATGTCCGCATTGTTTACTAAACTAGAGGTAAATTGCTGTAATTATTATACTTTATTTTGGAATAGGTGCGGACAGATGCGGACTTTATGCGGACTTTATGCGGACAAAATGAATCAAAATACTGATATTACTAGATATTTGAAAAATCGGTTTACTAAACATGTTTTACTAAACATTTTAAGGGCATCGAGGATGGTTGATTTGATGGGCATCGAGGATGGTTTGACGGTTTGCTTTCGTTGAATCCTGGAAGTATACTAAGTGCATGAATATTGAATTAGATGTTGATGAGGTTCGACTTTGTCTGGGGGTTCCACCTTCAACAAATAACTATTATAGGTCTGTTGCTGGCAAGGGTGTGCTGATCAGTAAAAGGGGTCGAGAGTATAGAACCGAGGTTGCAAAAGCTTGTTCCGAATATGTTGGGACGTTTGTTGATTCGGATCGGCTATCTGTCTTGGTAGTGTTGAGGCCACCTGACAAACGCAAACGAGATCTTGATAATTTTTGCGGTAAAGCTTTGTTAGATAGTTTAATGAAAGCAGGGGTTTTTGTTGATGATTCGCAGATCGATTGCTTGACCATGATACGAGGTAAACTAGATCGAGGAAATTCTGGGGTGGATGTAATCATTCGGAGAATATGACTAGACCGAGGTTTGACGGTGGATTGAATCCTGATCATTCTATCGGTGAAAGACTTGGGTTTGCATTCCGAGGATGGTTTGAACGGGTTTGCCAAGATCCGAATGATTGCGAATTGAATGCAAGTGAATTGAACGAATTGCGAAACCTAGCAGAAGATATCAATGCAGGTAAATACCAGAGTTTGGAGTACTGGGACCGGGAACAAACTGAATTTCTAGAATTGATTGCAGAACCTAATTGGATTCTATCGGAGGTAATTGATCTGCTGGATATTTCCCCAGACACCATGCGCCAATACAAACTTGAAGGAAGATATCGAGTAAAACTCCATCCAGCCGGGAGATGGGTGATGCCACACTCCGAGGTTCAGCGACTAGCTAAAGAATTCAATCCAAAGTATTCCAGGCGCAAACCTGAGAAACACGTTCAGCGAGGTTTTACCATTGGCAAGGAGCAAAACCGAAAAGATGTGGCTGGAAGCAGATCGGCTTCTCAGCGACAACAACAACCGGATTCAATTGAGTGCTAGTAGGTTACCAGTGAAAAACCCGAATGATCTCCGACAAAAGCGGAAAGCATTAGTAAAAGAAGTCAAAGAACGCAGGCTGGAACTGATCGAGAGCATGGACGTGGGCTGGTTTGGGCAAGAATTGCGAAAGCAGTATGATCGAGCCGATGAATCAGGGGATACAAGAACTGCACTGGCAGCACTCACCACCATCGCTGACAGATTGAAGATTGTTGAAAGGAGCCAAGCGAATGTACTTCAAGTCAAGGCCGGGCAATGGTCTGCTGCTGATCTTGAAACAATTTACATGGACGTTCTAAGGCATTCGTTGAGCATCGGAGATATCCGACTGACTACACGAATCCTGGAAGTGATGAGCAAACGCCGGGAGCAAGTCATTGATTCAGTCGATTATGAATCGGAATTGCGCCAGTTGCTTGCATCCAGTTCAGTCGTCAATCCTACCTCAAACCAACCCGACCAGCCTGACCAGCCAAATTGATTCAATTAAATCGAGTGATTTCAGTATCTTATGATGATCAGATCGAGCCAAGCCAATTGATAAGAAATCAAATGGCTCAGTAAAATGGAAGTCAAAACGGAAGATCTGAAGAGGGGGGAGGGGGGACAATCGACCCCACTATATATTATTATTAGGAGTCCCGCCTTGGTTTATCCGCAGCCCCAAACGTAAATGCCCAAACCCTCTAACGCATCTCCAACCTATCTAGCTGTACTGAAGCAACTCAAGGAGAATCCGCTTCAGCATTTCTCCCACATGAAGATTGAGAAGTTTGGCACAGGCGAACTAATCCCGTTCCAGCCTAACAACATCCAGCGAATCCTTCACGCCAGGTGCGAGGATCAGCTTAAAAAGACAGGGAGAGTTCGTCAGATTGTCCTCAAACCCCGCAGATCCGGCCTATCCACATACTGCCTAGCCCGATTCTTCCGCCACTCCGTTCTGTCTGAAAACGCCAGAATAGCAGTCATTGCCCATGACCAGCCCACCAGTTCCACACTTTTCAACATGGTGCGCTTGTTCATGCGTCATTATCCGAAACCGATAGCTCCGAAGGTAGGGTATCAGGGCAAGCAGGAGTTACAGTTTCCAGATTTGAACATCCGTTGGAGATTAGGTTCAGCAGGAGGAAATGAGATTGTGGGGGATGCAATCAAGATGCTGCATTGTTCAGAGGTATCCCGTTGGGGTGATAATGCGAGTGACTATGCAGGTTCTTTGTTACGGAACGTGGCATTGGCCGATGGCACAGAGATCATTTTTGAGTCTACAGCCCGTGGTGTAGGGGGCATGTTTTACGAGCAGTATTGGGGTGCATCATCAGGAGAAACGCCAGGAGGCTGGGAGGCTCAATTCTTTCCGTGGTTTTCGTTCAATGACTACACACTCCCATTTGCAACAGAGGCCCAGCGGGAAGAGTTTGCCTACTCCGTTGGCAAAGATCCGAGGTATGGAGATGGGGAGGAGGAGCTTCGTTTGTTGGACGAGGAGGTAACGTATGACTTAGGCAATGGGACTCATGAGACGTTCAAGGTAGATTTGGAGCGGTTGCATTGGCGTAGATTAGCCATTGATGTGAACTGTCAGTCGAGCTTGCCACAGTTCCACCAGGACTATCCAAGTAACCCCAGAGAAGCGTTCCTAGCATCGGGAAGACAGGTATTTGAGGCACAGACACTGGATCGTATTCGGCAGCGGTTGCAGCGCACATCAAAGCCAAAGCGGTATATTATTCCAACACACAGGTATGAATCCGATGGGAGGACACCGAGGTATTTCATGGAGCCGAGAGAGCAGGGCGAACTCAGAATCTTTCGGGAACCGATTGCAGGTCACAGTTATCGGATTGGTGCAGACGTAAGTGAGGGGATTGAGATTTCGGATCGGGACACAGACTTTAGTGTAGCGCAGGTATTGGATGCAGCCTCTCTGGAGCAGGTTGCCATGTTGCGGACAAAGGTAGATCCTGATTTATTTGCCTGGATGTTGGTGACAATGGCTCAGTACTACAATGAGGGGATCCTTTGTGTAGAGCGCAACAATCATGGTTTGGTAACCCTCCGTTCACTGCTGGACAAGCATGGGTGGCATCAGTTGTATTATGAGACGAGGGTAGATGAGCGATCATCACAGAAGAGGACAAAGCGTGTTGGGTTTTTGACAACAGTCAAATCCAGACCACTGCTGATTGACACCTTGAAGGAATCGTTGCGTGATGAATCGCTGTTGGTTCATTGTGACCAGACATTAGATGAGTTGCAGACGTTTGTGGTCACCGCCACAGGTAGGTTGGAGGCGGCTGCAGGATCCCATGATGACAGTGTGATGGCCTTGGGTTTAGCATCCTGGTGTGCTAGGAGAATCCCTGCACGGCCGTTATTCCGCCCACAGGCGGTTTATGAGGGAGATCCGGTATCAAGGTATCGTTATTTTGAGACGGTATAGCTTACTTTTATCAAAGGTTCCCAATAGTGTTGACATCCAGCATGAAGTTTGTATAGATTCTGGGGTATGACTGAGATTATCTACATAGCCGGGGGGCGGCTTACCAAACCAACATCTGGTAACGGAGTACCCCTTGGACTCAATCCTTCGCTTCTTTTTATTCCTGCTGTTGACATCAGTGGGCTTTTTGATCCTGATACCAGCCCTAATCGCATCCATCAACTTTTGGACGAAGGTGCTGGATTTATCGCTGACGAGCATATAGTAGATTCAAAGTAATGGGGGGCATTACAACATGAGTGCAGCCAAGCGGATGATTGAGGAGCAACTGGAGTGGGAAGACAAGCATTGCTCCGAGTGTGAGGAGTTGAAGAGCAAGTGCGAGTGTGAGAACCGTTGCCCGGAGTGCCATGAGGATTTCCTTGTACATGATGATGGCGACCTCTGGCGCTGTTTAGATTGCGGATACATGTTATGAAGCCACGGGATGAGGCCCATCAGCGGTACTTGGAGACGGAGCCAACGGAACTTGCCAGTGCAGAGACAGAGCTTCCCCTTCAAACGGTTTTCTATAACCACAATGTATCCTTGGAGGGGTTGACGGAGGAGCATTTGTGGTTAGGTGGAGTCAGCACTCCGAGAGTGATCATGGAGTTGACCAGGCGTTTATTGGAGGCAGAGCAACAGCTTGCGGAGTTGAAGAGGTGATTGAAGAAGCAACCAACGAATCAGACGAACTAACTCCAGAAGAATTCAAGTCTGTTCTAGATGATTACCGCCATGCGGTGGCCCAGACATCCTTGGCAAACAAGCCAGAGCCTCTGAAATTTCAAGTAGCGAGGATGTGGTTGGGTCAGAAGATCAACAAGTATTTATCAACGATTACTTATGAGTGATTTCACTCAGGCCGAAGAAGTCGATGTAGACATTGCTTCCAGTGGCACAGACCCGCTAGCCACATTGATCCGTGGTAAGTACGACGATGCCCGTCAATTCCGGCAACAGGTAGAGTTGGAGTGGTTGGCTGCAGAGGAATCATTCAACGGCAATTTTGAAGACGTAGGGGATGGTGAGGAGCGCAGACCGTACTTCAACATCACAAGACGGCAATGCTCTCAGGCGGTAGCAAAGATTCATCAGATGCTTTTTGGAAGTACCAACGCCAAGATTCCATTCCGCATTCTACCCGCCAGAAGACCGAGGTTCATTCCAACAGACATCCATGAGATGGCTGGTTCCATGCCGTCAATGACGGACAAGGAGAGGACACTCTACATTGAAGAATTGAAGAAGCATTTACCGTTGCAGGAGATCCTGACACAGCGTTGCCTCAACATGGAAAATCGTTGTAGGGACATCCTAGCCATCAGCAAATTCACCAACGAGATTGAGAATGTGTTGTATGAATTGACGTTGCATGGAACCGGGGTTCTCAAATCGCCAGTGCTGGAGCATCGAAACTACCCGGTCTACTCTGGGCAGCATCGAGGACGTTTGGAGCAGTTGGAGAGTGCCATTGAATCGGAGTTGTTACCCACTGCGAAGTTTGTGTCCTTGTTTGATTTGTATCCTGCGCCAGAGGCTACTAAACCAGAAGATGCGACTTACATTATTGAGCGCAGACTAGTCAGCAGTGTAACCGCCAGGAGGCTGCTCACCGATGGCAATGGTTATGATGCAGAGATCGTAGCAGATGTGTTGGAGCGTCAGGCTCATGGATCAGACACAAACCTACCGGACACCCGCAATCCTCATCACGGGGGGCATGGGGAGCAGGAGCGGGAGTATGAATTGTTGGAATTCTGGGGTTGGTTGGATACAGAGGACACGGAAGGGTATCTGGAGTTACCAGAGATGGAGGTAACAGAGGTTCATTCGGTAGCAATCACCATGCTTGGGGACAGAGTCATCAAGGCGGTAACAAATCCATATGATGGAGAACTTCCCTATAAATTCTGCTATTGGCAACGAAACACAGCATCAATCTGGGGCAGTGGGATCTATAACGCAATCAGGGACATCCAGAGCCTGTTGAACTTTGCAACCCGGTTGTATGTCGAGGGCAAGGAGTTATCCAGCGTACCAATGATGGCAATTGATCCAACTCAGTTTGATGACAACACAGATTTTACAAGGATCCATCCGGGGATGATGCTCAAAACCATTCCTGGAGCAGACATCGCAAGTGCATTCAAGCCTGTGAATATTCCTGACTCTTCGCATGGCTTAATGGAGATGATTCAGTTTCTGCAGCGTGAAGCAGACTTGAACACTAGCCAATCACCAATTGGGATGGGCCAGTCATCCAAGGCAGAGACACGGACGGCCACAGGGATGAGTTTGCTGAATTCCAATCAGAACCGCATGACGGCTGCAGTAGTACAGAGTGTCAGTGCAATGATTCGGGATGCAGTCAATGGAATTTATCGTTGGTTATTGACAGATTCAGATGATCCAGAGCTTCATGCTGATGGAGAGGCATTGGTCTTTGGTTTTGAGCGTTATGTAGCCCAGGAGGTTCATTCTCAGCAACTTCTTCAACTTCTCCAAGTCCTGCAGGGTTTCCCTCAGATTGCAGAGAATGTGAAGATGGATCGGTTGACCAAGCCAGTGTTGGCCGCATTCAGTCTGGATCCTGATGATTTGGCAATGAATGACATGGAAAAGCAGGAGCAAGCCCAGGCGCAACAGGCTCAGATGCAACAGATGAAGCAGATGGAAGCCGAGCAGAAGATGCAGGATGCTCAGATTGAGGAGCAGTTGACCAGGCTCAAATCCGCATTGGAGGAGCGAAGCTCAATTGGAGAGCAAAGACGGGCTTTGGAGATTCAGCGGATCCTCAAGTTGATGGAAACAGATCCAAGTATTCAGCCAAGTGATTTCAGTGATCTGTCGATTGTGTTGAAGGAAGAGCAACGCAAACTGCAACAGCAAAGACAACAGCAAGAGATGCAGGAGGCAGAGTGGACAAAAGGAAGAGAACAACTAATTGATGAGATCGCCCGTGAACAAGCCAATGCTCCAGTACCCTCTCAGCCAGGAGGAGTTGGAGGTGGAGCGCCAATGCAGACTATGGAGCCACCTGGAGGAGTACCTCCACAACCAGATCCTACTGGAGCAGGAGAAGGCGTTGAACCGTCCAGTGGAGGCGGGGCTTACGGCCCCAGTTAATGTATCTGTTGGAAAGATCCAGGCGTGGAAAGCGTTGATTAACTATGTAAACAAGAAGGCCAATGGCTGAACAACCAATTGAAGAGTCCCAGACAGAGCAGGAAACTGTGGAGACTCTGGAAGCAGAAGAGACCCCTGCTTCTTCAGAACTGTCAAAAGAAGATCTTTGGAACCAGATCCTATCAGATGAGCAGCAGACCCCTGCCTCTGTTAAGGAACCGGAAGAGGCAACAGAGCCGGAAGTTGAATCAGTGGATGCGACCCCTACGGATTCAGAGTCTGAAGAAGTTGTTGAGCCGGAATTGGCAGAATTGGAGCCAAAGAAACCGAGCAAGTTGGAGAAAAGACTTCACGATCAGTCTCAGTTTATTGAGACACTGAAGGGTGAGAATCACACAATGCGCCAGCAATTGGCTCAAATGCAGGAGCAACTGACCGCTCTGCAGAGTCAACCACCTCCGAAGGAGATGGAGCCAGAGACACCTGCGGTATCCCATGAGGATGCTTTAAAAGCAGTGCTGGCAGATCTTCCAGAGGATTTGCGTCAGGAAGCAGAAGCTTTTCCTGAGTTAATGGCCTCAATCAATCACATGGTGGAAAAGAAACTGGAATCAGTGCGTGGTGAAGTAATGCCGGATTTGACCGAGGTTCGTAAAGAGCGTCAGCAGCGTCAAGTACAGCAAGCTTTGCAGCAACGCCACCAGTTAGCCAATAACCAGTTGGGAATCAGCAATGCGGCAGACTTGGATTTCAATGATCCAGACTTTGCAAGGTGGGTTCTCAGTGTGCCAAGGCGCAAAGCCGTTGTGACGAATTTTAGTGATCCTGATGGATTTGTGGATTTGCTCAAAGGTTTCTTGTACGAACATCCAGAAGCTGCCAAGCGAGGAGAAGAGGTTCCCGCTCCCGTACCAGTACAAAACAACGTGGCCCAGGCCGAGCGCAGGAAGACGGCCAGTACCGTGGTTCCTCGCAGGAGTCCACCTCCAGCAAAGCCTCAACGGCCCATACAGACAAATGCAGACAAGGAAGCATACTGGGAAGCTCTGATGTCTGAAGACTAGGAGTCATTAAAATGGCGATAACAGTAAATAGTTTCGCAACCACGGGCGGGTCGCTCTACGGTGATCTATCCCAGGAGGATGCGTTACAAATTCAAAAGAGATTCTTGCCGATTGCAAAGCAGCATCTCACATTCAGTCGATTTGCACAGAAGGATTCAAAGGGGAAGAACGAAGGAAACATCATTAGACATCGCAGGTACAACAAGCTGCCACTGACGGATGAGCCGTTGGCAGAGGGTGTGACTCCTGACTTTGATGTCATTGATAGCGAGGTGATTTCACACTCCGTAAAACAGTACGGAAGGTACTCACCTGTCACAGATTTGATGATGCTCCTTGGCGAGGATCCTTACCTCCAGATCATTATGGATCGACAGGCGATTCAAGCTGCCGAAACCATTGATTTGCTGTGCTACAAGCATTTCAGAAGCCCATCCAATGTGATTTATTCGCAGGGGGCCAGCAGCCGAAGTCAAGTCAAGTTGGGTCTATCCAAGGATGGATCGGAGTTTGATGCAGTCATTCGGTTCTTGGAGAACAACAATGCAACCAAAATTACTGAAATGTTGGCTGCAACTCCTGGAGTAGACACCCACCCAATTCGGGCCGGATTTGTGGCAATCTGTCACCCCAACCTGCGCCAAGACCTTGAGAAGATTGATGGTTTTGTTCCAGTAGAGAACTACTCATCTTCAACAGCGATTATGGAGTATGAGATGGGATCCTATAAAGGAATCCGTTTCATCTGCACAACAGTCGCAGTTCCCTTTGATCGTAACGGTCAACTCAACGATGGGGCAGGAGACACGATCTCCAACATGCAAGCTGCAGCAGCAGGGGCAACGCCTGTTGAAGAGGAGACACTAGTCAAGGGCGCTCCCGGTAGTGAGTATGTTGAAGTCTATCCTATTGTGATCTTTGCAAAAGATGCGGTTGGAACGGCTACAATTGGCGGGATGGACTCGATGATTCCGAAGGTTGTCAAGCCTACCCCAAGTGGCACGGATCCCCTCGGACAGAGAGGAACGGTCGGCTACTGTCATTTCCAGGGCCAAATCATATTGAATATGGATTGGATGATCACCGTGGAAACGGGAGTTCGTTCATTGTCCGCAAGTGTGACACCAGGCACAGGCGCATCATGGGATGTACCACCTGCACCGTACACTCAGAACAATTAAACTCAATAGTATTGGGATAAGACTATGAAATCTGACAAACAGCAAATGACCTACGTCCCGCAGGTCACAGAGCATATTGTGTTCACCTCCGTGGATGCAGGTGCTTGTGAGGAGGCGGACATCAAGCTTCCAATCGGAGCTATCATCGAGAAGATGGTAGTGACCGTGAAGACGCAAATGACGGCAGCAGTATCGCTTAACATTGGTTCAACTGATGATGAGGATGCCCTGACACCATCAGCAATTTCGCTGGATACCGCACCTGTGGGAGAGCAAACTCCACAAGAGTGGTTTGTACCAATCAGCAATTTTCCAGATAAAATTATCAGGTTTAAGGCCGATAACGCTACTGGATCAAATGCAACTGGAGAGGTCTATTGCTATGTGCAATATCGTTTTGCACCGAATCCTCGACCTAGTCGCATTGTCTGATTGACATTTTAATTGTTGATTGAGATCTTATGAGAAGTCTCAGTACTATTGGGGCTTCTCCCTTGCATTAATGGAGGGGTAATTCATGAATCAATTTTAGGAGTTTGGATGTCAGCTTTGGTTGATATAACAGGGCAGCGTTTTAATAGATGGACAGTACTTACTCAGAGTTTAACTAAGAATGGCCGAGCTACTTGGCTTTGCCGATGTGAATGCGGTACTGAGAAAGTTGTAGAGGGTAGTGCGCTTAGGCGAGGGAAATCTGGAAGTTGTGGGTGTTTAGCCAATGAATTGATTGCTGAACGCTTAATTAAACACAATTGCCAGAAACATCCACTATATAATATTTGGCTTGCCGCACGGCAAAGAACAATTAATCGAAATAGCAAAGACTATCCTCGTTATGGTGGCCGTGGCATCAAGATGCACCCCAGGTGGGAAAATAATGTCGAATCTTTTGTTAAATACTTGCTCAGTGCGTTAGGCCCAAAACCAACTCCGCAACACTCGCTAGACCGCATTGATAATGACCAAGGTTATATTCCTGGCAATTTAAGGTGGGCCACTAAAAGTGAGCAAAATAAAAACCGTAGACCTTATCATCAATGGAAGTTTGCATGAATCAACAGCCTTTTCACGAACCCACACGGGCCAACTCTTATTTTAATAGTGGCACAGGCCGTTACCATAACCGCCCCAATGGGAATCTTG